CGCAACGACAGCCGGTGCTACGGTGGCATCGGATGCTGCGAACGCCATCCGCAAGGAATATTTCGACTACCACACGCCGAACATGACGATGAGCCACTACGTCGTTCGCGGCTCGCTCGCCGACAGCATGTTATGGTTTTATCTGGGCGACAGGGCGGCGGGAGACAGGATTAGTCGGGCGCACGACAGCGCCGGACCCATCTGGGAGCTACTTGCTCGATGGGTCATCGCGTGGTTTACTATAGAGGGCCTTGCCAGGGGTTTCATCGTCTTCATCTCACCAGTCATCGAGGAGTGTTTGAAGCACGTCCGTTTCAACGTGCCCATCGTCATTCCATGGTTGTATCCAGCCGAATTTTTCGGTAAGTTTGAGGATCTGTACGCTACCGACCTGGCATTCCAGGTCGCGGTGGACAGGGCGCAACCATACTTAGAGGACGGGGCAGTCGACATGGGATTCATGAAGTCGTGGTTTTGGGTGACGCGGTGGTTGAGATGCACGCAGGGTTACAGGAAGCAGGAGATTTCGATTGGGTTGGTATACACATTGCTTATCTGCTTGGTAGAGTTGTCCATTAGTAAGGGCCTCATGCAGGTTTTGGCAACAGTAGCCATCCATTCATATTGCCATTTGTCTAGTTTCCACCATGCTGTGCTGGTCCACATAGTTTACAATTTCTGCGCGACGATCCTCGTGTTCCCAACAGCAAGCCTTGTCAGATGCGGGCGACATATGGTATCCGCCGCCATCGCCGTGGGGCTGCGCGAATTCTTTCGGAACGGGTCGAGTCACCGATTTCCGCGCGTGGAACCGATGGGGAAGGACTCCCAGTTCAGAGAATTCGCCGAAACACCGTCGTGTGAAGAGAAATTTCCACTCAAGGACGGCGTGAAGGAGGATTTGAAGGTCACTCGGTCTGCTACGAAGGGGCGAAACAGGTTGACGGTGCTCATGTCCGTGTTTGTGCTAGCGGCATCATTCGCAGCCAACACGAGCAACGTTTTGCATTCTGTGTACGGCCGCGTGCTGGCGAGAGTGCCTCTGTGCACAGCGTCAACAGGACCCATAGTGAACAAGCTTGACAAGATATCTGCGAAGATGGGTTACGTCGAACCCGACAACGCCGAGGATTGGGCGAGGAAGTTCCCAGTCCGCAAACGAAACAGATATTTGAAAGCTTTGTCGTATTTAGCAGTCGTAGGGTTCGCTTGTTTTGACGATCGGTTGCTTGGCGCGAAGAACCATTGGGACAAACGCAGCTGTTTTCTAAAGCACGAGGTGAACCTGTGTCAGCTGGACAAGGTGGTTTATCATGATGGAAAGGCATACGTCATCGCGTGCGCAGACCCGCGCACAATACAGGCTAGCGAGGATCCAGTGCAATGCACAGCAGGCCCGTATTTCACTGCGTATGGGCGCCGGGCCA